CACCACCACCTTTTTTTATTTCGCTTCGCATTATTGCCATATTATTGTTCCTCCTTATAGGATTTTATTTCTTTAATTACATTGTCATACGAAAATGGTAAAACCTTATTAGATAAAGGCTTTAATCTTGAACCAACCATTCTTTCATCGTAACCCTCAAATGATACTTCATATTCTTGAGTTGATTTATTAACAGTTGCGTATCCGATTACATCTGCTTTAGCACATAATGTTCTTCCTAGACCGCTTGGTAGGGAAGGGGCTAATTGAGCTTTATCATCTGTCATTGCTGTTTGTTTAGCATGAGAGATAAGAATAAGATTACCGCCTACTTTCTTTAAGAAGTCTTGAAGCTTCTTTACTATATCTGCGTTCTTTTTCTTTGCTGCTGCCCAATCTGCGCCCCAGGAACCTTCACCCATATTTGCTATTCCCTGGTCAGCTTTAACAACTTCTTCTATCCAGTGATTAACTTGATCAATTGTATCCAACACAACTGTATCATAAGGGTATTCGTCCCAGTTTTTCATTAAATCGGCAAGTATTTCTGCCAATGAGTAGACGTGCATTGGTTTTCCTTTATCTGGTCCACCTCTGAAATAAAATCCACGTTCATCTGTAGGGACCATTTCAATTACTGCTTGACCATTTTTAGTAACCTTTACACCATCTTTTTCTTGAACCCTAGTCGGAGGATTCAAGCCGCAACAAGTAACTACATTGGCTTTGTCTACAAAATCAGCACCTAAATCAGTGTCTATTACTAATACACCTTCATTACCTTTAGGTGACCAATTTGCTGCTTGAGTAGTTTTACCTGTCTTTGGTTGTCCGATAAAATACCATGTTATTCCACCTGGTAAATCACCTGACCAATCTGTATTTACTTTGTTTACTTTTAGCATATTGCTCCTATATTTAGAGACACCTATCCCTTATAAGTAAGTGTGTGGATAGGTAGAGGGACAGATGCCTCTGGATTAATAACAAACGTAGATATACTACGCTGCTAATGTATTTTCTTTCTGGGGTTTTACGAGATGTTCTCTACGCAAACTCACAGGACCTAACGACCCCCAAATGTACGCATAATACAACCTATTTTGCAAGACATTAAATGCTTGTGCAAGGCCATATGATGCTGCTAAACTACCACAAAATATGGTATGCTTAGCTGTACAGGGGTCATCAGCTATCTCATTACTAGGAACATAGGAATCCATGAAATAATCGGACTCACGGGTCACGGTTATTATTTCAAATCCTAATGCTCCCATCCTCATGTCAATGAGAAATTCTCTATCTGGATTCTGTTTCCATTGGTTGTATACTGCAAGTCTACACTCCATATTATCAGGAGTTAAAAAGACTTTATTTTCCAATGGCATTCCAGTTTGCCAAAAGTGAGGTCTTGGTCTTACTTTACATTTACTATTTAATTCAAATAGTTTATGTTCTGCTGCATGTATTTTAGTTTCATTTAAGTAACATTCTGGCCATGATGTTGTGGATAAATTATGTTCCTCTAACCTATCAGGGTCCCAAACTGTTATTTCCTTAAATCCCATTATAGCAGCGTTTTGCAGTAATGCAGAACCTATACCACCAGCTCCGATTACTGTAATTTTATCGAGTCTTGATTGATCGATAAGGTCTTTGTTACGTAGGTATCGGGAATCCATTGGCATCTACTCCTAACTTTTTAAGTTCTTTGTTTAACTGTCTTTTCTTTATCCTACCTCTTTCAAAGTCTAACATTAAGTCGTCATAAGCGGCCCATTGAGCATAACTCATTTCTTCTTCTTCGTTTGAGAGGTAAGTTCCGTTGTACGATAGTGCGTCTAAGTACTCATCGAACCTATCTTCTTTTGTGTTGGGGTTGGTTGGGGGTGTGTAGTTGTTAAACAGAGTACCTTGAGTTGTTGGTACCTGCCTATCATGTTTCCCCCGCTTGTAGAGTGTAGTCCATGTCGTTTCAGGTTTCTTGTTCTTTTTGATGTATTTTGCTTCTTTTTTCCATGCTTCATCTACATGGTTTATTGTTTCTACTTCTATATCATCAAACTCTACGACATGTACCTGTCCGAACTGATCGGGGTAGCTTACTCCAAAGTGAACTTCTTTGTCTTGCTTTGTAGATACT